CTACCCAGGTTCTAGCGGCGCAAGTTCCGGAAAATTATAGTGATGTTTTAGATTTTTCAAGTTTTAGTGGACTACCTAATCCAACTATTGGTGCAGCCGGATCAAATGGAGATATCTATTTTGGAACGGTTGGCGAAGCAGCTAATGATTCCTACACTGTTGTCATGGAGTGTATTAAAATATACTCTAGTACTTAGGAGGGTAATAACATGGCTACTTCAGGAACGGTTGATTTTAATTTAAGTATAAACGATATTATCGAAGAAGCTTATGAACGTTGCGGATTAGAGTTACGTACTGGGTACGACTCTAAAAGTGCAAGACGTTCTTTAAACCTTTTGTTTTCTGATTGGGCTAATCGTGGGCTAAACTTATGGGTCGTAGAAGAGGTTACGCAAAATATGGCGCAACTATCTACAACTTCGGCTATTAGCGAATATCCTTTAGGTGTTATTACATTAACTGTAGCGGCTTCTGCAAACTTTACAATTGGAGAAACAATAACAGGAAGTGTAAGTGGAACAACAGCAAAAGTTATTACTAAACCTAGTGGCACTACTATGACAATTACCGTTCCCGTAGGAACATTTGTTGTTACTCCTGCAGCCGACAATATTACAGGAAGCACAAGTGGAGCCGTAACTAGCGTTACCGCAGTTCCTAGCCTAAACGATGCGCGAGCAACTGTAGATCTTTTAGAAGCGGTTATTCGTAGAGATGGTCAAGATATACAGATAGGAAGAATAAGCCGTGGGGATTATTTAGCTATTCCCAATAAAGTTTCACAAGGAAGACCAACACAATTTTACATAGACCGTTTAATTACGCCAACTATTACTGTTTGGCCTGCACCTACTAACTCAACGGATCAATTAATATACTATCGCGTAAAACGTATTCAAGATGTAGGAACTTCTCAGAACGAACCCGATGTACCTTTTAGGTTTTTACCTTGTTTAGCGGCAGGATTAGCCTATTATATTTCTGTAAAACGTTCTCCTCAAAGAGTTCCTTTATTAAAAGCAATGTACGATGAAGAGTGGGCAAGAGCTGCAGCAGAAGATAGCGAAAGAGTTCCTTTACGATTAGTTCCTACGCAATCATCATTGAGGATATAGAATGGCACGTTTTGCAAGTAATAAATACGCTTTAGGAATTTCTGATAGGTCTGGTAGGCAGTACCCTCTTCGTGAAATGCTGTTAGAGTGGAATGGCTTACTGGTAGGACCTGATGAATACGAGGCAAAGCAACCTCAACTAACACCTCCGCGCATACAACCGGATCCACAAGCATTAAGGGTAAGTCGCCCTGCTCGAACAGAGCCTCCAGTAGAAGTTTTATTACCTTTTAATCCTTTTGAATCAGCAAATGCAGGTTCTTCAATAGTTAGAGTAACAGAACCAGGAAGTACTAGAAAAGTAGGAGACGTCGTTCGTTTAAGAACTACACAAGCTTTTGATGGCTTTACTTCTGCGGCTTTAGAATACAGTAGCGGATATACTGTAACTAAGGTATATAATACTAACGTACCTTATGATTATACTATAGATATTTCTGCTAGTGGCTCTAGTGAAACAGGTATAATAGGGGAAATAACAGGTGGCGGAGGAACTGCTTCGGCAGGTCCTGTCACAGTGGAGGCATAATGGCATTTACATACGCAACATTAAAAACAGCAATTCAAGATTACACGCAAAATGAAGAAGCAACTTTTGTAAGCCAACTTAATACATTTATTGTTAACTCAGAAGAACGTATTTTAAAAGAAGTGCAACTTTCTGTTTTTAGAAAAAATTCAGAGGGTTCTACAAGTGCCGGTAATCAATTTTTATCTAAACCTGTTGATTTTTTAGCGCCTTTTTCTCTAAGTGTAAAGAATGGCTCTAATGTAGAGTTTTTACTCTATAAACAAGTAACTTTTTTGCAAGATTATAACCCAGATAGCACCGTTACTAGTGTGCCGGCTTTTTATGCTGATTGGAATGACACAACGTTCCTACTATCTCCTCCTCCTACAGCAGCTTATGATATGCAATTGCATTATTTTTACCGTCCTAAATCTATAACTACGGAAGCTAGTGGAGAAACTTGGTTAGGAACTAATGCTCCTTTAGCATTACTGTACGGTTCTTTAGTAGAAGCGTATACTTTTATGAAAGGTGAGGATTCTTTGTTAAAGCTATACAATGATCGTTATATGGAAGCTATACGATGGCTTAAAAATCTTGGTGAAGGCGAGAATACTAGAGATTCTTACCGTTATGATGATTTAAGAAGGGAAGTTCAATAATGTTTAAAGCCGACGGAAGTGGTGATGTAGGCACTGTTACGGTAATGACTTCAGATAATGGGGGACACTCCCCAGAACAAATAGCTGAGTTAGCCTTAAATAAAATAATGATGGTAAGTGATACGGCTCCTCCTGTCATACGGGATCAAGCTATAGCACACAGAGAAAAGTTGAGAGAGATTCTTATTTATTATATGAATAAGATGGCGCAAAGTGAAAGAACCACTCTTTGGGCGATGTTTAATAAACAAGGTCATGGTGATATGGCCGAAATCATAAGGAGATTATAATATGGCGATAGCACAAGCAATGACCGGTAGTTATAAACAACAAATAACAGCTGGAATACATTTTTGGACAAGTCATTCGCGTACAGGCGGGAGTGTAATTGCGGCCGATGCTTTTTGGATTGCAATGTTTACATCTAGTAGATCCGATGCTAACCAAGATTTAACAGGTTATACATCTACTAATGAAGTAACAGACAGTCAAGGAGTATATACTGCGGGAGGACAAACCGTAGGAACAGCTACTTTAGGACTTGCTAATAATTCAAGCACCGTAGCAACGGCTTTCTTAGATTTTCCGGACACAACTTGGGCCTCTTCAAGTATTAGTAATGCAAGATGTGCTTTAATTTATAATTATACGTTGGCTACAGCAGGTACAGGCGGAACAACTACTCATGCCGCTAAACCTTCTGTTTGCGTGTTAGATTTTGGTGGTAATAAGTCTTCTAGTAATGGGGATTTTACTATTCAGTATCCAGCTAATGATGCGAATAATGCAGTTATAAGAATCTCGTAAATGTCCACTACCTATTCAGGATGGGGTAGGTATACGTGGGGGAGCGCAACGTGGGGCGAGCCCACAACAGTTGAACTCGTCTCCGTTACAGGTGTAAATGCAACACACGCTATTGGAAGTTTTGCAGTAGAACTTGGCGCAACTACCGTCTCCGTTACAGGAGTAAGTGCCTCAAATGCTATTGGAAGTCCTGCAATAATTTCGAACACACTCGACGGATGGGGCAGAGGTCGTTGGAGCTCCGGGCCGTGGGGCGAACCAACAACAATTACTATTGTAGATGTCACAGGAGTAAGTGCCGCAACTACCGTAGGAACTATTACAGCAGTAGGTAGCACAAATATTACCGTTCCTGTTACAGGCGTAAGCGCGGATGCTTTCCCTACAGGTGGCTTTGGCCGTTCTACTTGGGGTTCTTCAGGATGGGGAGTTCCGGTAGGAGTAATAATTAATCAAGGGACAGGAACTTCTGTAAGCGCAACAGCCTTACTTATGACCAGTTTTATATCAAATATCACTCTTATTGAAGGCGGAGGTATTAGTGTAGGTATTAGTTCTGGAGTAAATGCCGTTGCAACTATTGGAGCAGCGGTTGTTAAGCAAGAAGTTGTGTTTCCTACAGGTGTAAGCGCAACAAGCACTGTAGAAAGTGTTGATGTAGGGCTAGGTTTTGGAGTTACAGGAGTAAATGCCGTACCTAGTATAGGTGCAATAAATATTACGCAAGGCACAGGAATTACAGTAACGGCTAACTCTGTTAACGCTTCATCTACTGTAAATAGCGCAACAGTTGTAGAGGGATCAGGGGTTAGTACTACGGTATCTGGTGTTCTTACAACATCCCATATTGGCGTTATTAACGTTCCTGATGTAATATTACAAATAACAGGAGTAAGTGCGCAAGGATTAGTAGGTACGCCAACAGTTTGGTCGGAAATAATTCCAGGTCAAAATGCTGGCTGGATAGAAATTTCTGATACGCAATCTCCAGTGTGGACAGAAATAGCAGCATAAGGAAAATAAAATGGCTTCATCATTTACAACAAATTATGGCATCGAAAAAATTACCACAGGAGAGCAGTCAGGTACCTGGGGAACAACAACAAATTATAATGTAGATATATTAGATAGAATAGCGTCTTATGTTTCAGTAGCATTATCGGATGCTTCTACAGCTACTTTAACGGTAAGAGCAGGATCTCCTACTGATGGAGCAAATAATGTTCAAAATGGTATGTATAGGGTTATTAAATTTACAGGCACTTTAAGTCAAAATTGTACTGTAACAGTAGCTCCGGCAACAACAACAGCCTTTTTTATGATAGAAAACGCTACTACTGGTGGTTATAGTGTCCTTATGTCTCAAGGTAGTGGAGCAGCGAAAGTAACAGTAGCTACTACAAAGGCGCAAATAGTGTATTGTGATGGTAGCGACGAGGTAGTCTCTCTTTCAGACAAGTTTAATGTGCAAAATTTTGGTAATATTTCTATTACTGGCAATACTATTTCTAGTACAAACACTAATGGAGACATAGATATAACTCCAAATGGTAATGGTAACATTCAATTAGAATCCGATCTTATTTATTTAGGAGGTGGTGCTGAAGAAGGGCATTTATCTTCAAACGGCGCTTATGA